AGGACGTTCAGCCATCAATCTATCTTCAAGTTCACGCGGTTTTCTGTTTTCAGCCATTATTGGCCTCCATTTCGAGTTTCGCCTTGGCATATTGCTCGGGCGTTAAATTTAGTTTTTTGGCCAAGCTCATTTCAGATGGATTCAAACGAACCCTCTTAGGAGCAGTTGACCTTGTAGCCGGTGCTACCACCGAACTTCTGCGAGCAGCTGGGCGCTCATTTTGTTCCGCTTCGTCCTCGAATTTTTCGGGGAACCGCTTGCGAATAGTTGCGTCTATCTTACGATAATACTCTTGTGATGAAACCTGAACACCTTCGCGCTTGAGCTTTTCATGGAGCCCGAGAGCCAAGCTGGTCATCTCTTCATCTTCTCCGAACCACGTATTTTCCTGTTGCCATGCTTGCGCGCTGGGGTCAGGACGGAACTGTGGTGCCGGCTGTGACTCGATTTGTACAGGAGTTTCTTCCTCTTGTAAAGCCGGTGGACGAAAATTCTTTACTTTTTCCGCTTTTAGTGTTGCTTGAGTCAACTTTTCCTGTGCATCCATCACTTTATCAGTGTCGCCAGAGTCGTAGGCTTCACGATAAGCGCGCTTGGCTGCATCCATCTCCATAGCCACAGCCCTTTGAACCGTGGCAAGCACGTTCTTTTCGCTGTTGTTAAGGTTGGATTTAAGACGCTGGTTCTCTTGCATCATCTTCTGAGCAAAGGTAATAGCTTCTTGTTGCTCCCTCAAAGCGTTCTCTTTCTCACGGCGTTCTTCGTGAGCCAGACGCTTCATCTGGATTAGCTTCTTCTTAACTTTGGTAGAGTAGTCCTCTAGCTCATCGTTATAGAGGTCCTCTTTGACCTTCTCTTCCATCGGAGGCTTGTTGCGGTCCTCCGCAGGAGTGTTGTCTTCTACGTCAACGATGATCTGTTCATCAGTTTGATCGTCTTCTGTGGTGACTTTTACGTCATCTTGCTCATCGGGAAATTTAAATGTTGCCATGTTGTTCCTTATTTACGGCGAATACCGCGAGGATCATCTACTACGCCCTCAACAGAATCGTCATTGATCACACGGAATTCCTTGCCGTGGATGACCAGTCGCGTTCCTGAGTTGGGTCTAATCAAGATAAAGTCACCCTTCTTGCAGTACGGGCCTGATGGGAATCGGCTTTCGTCCTTGTAGCAGTCTGGGCCCATGTCTACTACGAATAACACAGTAGTCAGGGTTTCCTCAATCATGAGAGTTTCTTCCGCTTTTACGAGTCCGGACTCTCCGTATTCCTTCTCTATCTCTGGGATAGCACAAAGGATTCTGTAACCAGATGGGCGGGGAAGTTGTTTAGCTTTCTCCTCTGGCTTTGTGTTCAAGATCTTGGATAAATCCACGGCCTTGGTTATGTCGAGATTTGAAATCTCACTCGTCATCGTCATCGTGATTGACTCTTTCTTGTAGGTCTATGATGTATAAACGTGCAGTGAGTAGACCTTTAACCTCTCCGCACATCTTCTTGTACTCCGCAAAGTCTTCAGCCTTGCCATCGGCTATTGACATTTGGAGTTGGGATACTTTGTCATCTATCTTTGAAGCTAGAAGTTTTAAATATTTGTCGATCATTTTTTACTCCTCATGAGTTCAGCCAGCATCTTGTTCTTCTCTGCTTCGGCGTCTTGAGCCAGCTCTTGTTGATCTTTCTGCACCGTAGCTTGGATTCGCGCCATATCAATCTCCCTTTGGGTAGCTATACGTTCACGTTCAATCTGTTGCTGTGACTGCTTGAGCTGGGCGTCAGTTGCATCCTTCTGAGCCTTGCGTTGACCCTCTTGACCCTTAAGCGCCAGCTCCTGCTGTTGCATCTGAATTAAAGGATCTTGCTGCATTGCCGCCGCTTGTGCCTGTTGGGCTTGTGCAGTATTGGCCTGTAACAACTGAGCGCTTGCCTGTGCGATGAGCTGTGACAGCTGCACTTCCACATCCTCTGGCAATTTCTCCTCTGGACCGGGCAACGGCACACCCATTTGCTTCTCTATCAACTGACGATAGTGGAAGCCCAAGTGTTCGGCAATGTGAGCCTGCATAGCGGCCATGATCTGATTGGCCATAGGATTTTGGCCTATGGTCTTCATGATCAATGGGTCTTGCATGAACGTCTGGTGCGTAGCAATGTGGGCTTGTTGATCTTGATAGATAAACGCCTTCATTGGCTGACCCTTTAGTGCGGCCATGTTCTCGCTGACTGGGTCTTTTGGTGTCTCATCGTCTGGTAGAGGAACCAGCTTATTGGCGTTCTTAATACCTAAGACATCAAGCATCTGTCTATGTAACTGTGGTAAGTCATAGATTGCAGGGGCTTGCTGGGACAGCTGGATCACCGCCTGATACTGAACAATCTTCTGCGCCATCGTGGCTGCATTAGGGTCAGACACAGGAATCACATCGACTAAATCATAGTCAGACTGTTTGGCTTTGCGGGATCCTTCTTCTGGCTGGTAAGAGTACTCAGGCGGTGTGTAGTCGCGAATGATGTCTCTTAACAGAGCCAGCTCTTGCTTAAAGGAATAGTGAATACGCGCCTGAACAGCGGTCATCACTTTAAGTTGACGCTCAAGGATAGCCAACGTGGTGCCAACGGGAGAGTTGGCAGACATATCAGCAACTTGGATGTCAGCTGCCGAGGCAAACTTGCGGCCTTCTTCAACAATCTTATCGAGAAGAGAAGCCAACACTTGTGACGGCTCTTTGTAAGGCAGAGGCATGATGTTCTCTGCAATAGACCCGCTTGGTACGTCCACATCGCGCCACTCAGCTGGGCCGATTGGAGTGTCATCTCCCTTGACCCGCAAACCACGGGTCTTAAAGCCGCCGGGCAGGTTGGCCAGAGTACCAGCGTCTACTAATTGACGCAGGATTGACGTACCAGATTTGGCAAATGCTCCGACTAAGTGAATCAGGCCAAAACAGTAGAAGCCAAAGCCGGGAACGTAGCCATAGTGGACGTAGTGTTGGCGCTTAGTGTGTAACTTATCGCCTTGCTTCCAGTTTCTGCGGATAGCCAAGCACTTCATGCTTCCGTATTCCACAGTCACAATGTAGGGCAGGGCAATTCCTGTAGGTTCGCCGTCTTTGTCGGTGTGCTCGTAGCCTTCAAGGTCGAGCTCTACGTTCATCTCGAGGATTTTGTAGCGGTCATCCGACAAAGCGCGGAATCCCATCTTCTCGGCAATCTTTTTCTCTACTTCGTCCAGATTGTTGTTGGGTTCGCCCAAGTCAATATCAGCATAGAAGCCTGCGACTTGTAATTTACGCAGCTCATTCTCTGTTTTACGCATAACGTGCGTAACACGGGGAGAAGTTTGGATGTCTGACGCACCATAAGGTACTACCAAATCTTCAGCCGGTACAAAAATAGACGTCTGGCGGTCAAAGCTGGGATCAAAGTAGACTTTCTTAAAGGCGTTTCCTGAAAGACCTAGACCCCAAACCATTCTTTCGTGCTCTGGGCGGAACTCTGTCATCACATCTGTCAGTTGATAGTTCATATCATCCTGAACACGAACGGCAGCGTCTTTTTTCTCTTGGGTTTCCTTTCCAATGATCTGGGTTTTAACCGGACCAGCAGCGGGGAAGGTACTCATCATGATTTCAGCTTGGAATTTAACCAGCGCTTCGGATAAAAGTGGGTGGTAGACACCGCAAGCACCAATCCAAGGGTCAGCGCGCTCTTCAATCTTCATCCCTAAGAGCTCTAAACCGTCTACATAGGTCTGCATCCAGTCTTTGCGGGAGTTAACGTCATCGTCATAGTCACCAATCAGGTCGGTTACTATCCCTGTGACCACGCCACTGTCCAAATAATCAACTAAGTTAGCGTCAAAATCGTCTTCTTCACTACCATCGATAGTGATTTCCATCCCGCCCATACTAATTGTGACCTCTTCAGGGTCAACAATCTCAATTTCTATACCGCCGTCCTCTTCAGTCTCTGGCATTAGGGACTCAATACCATCTGGTGCAGCGTAAAGTGATTTTTCAATGGACATATTTATCCTTAATAGTAAGAAACTTTGCGTCTAAACGAACGGATTTCATCCTCTTCGTCTGTCTGCAAGCGTATAAACCCGCCTTTTCTGAACCTTATCAGAGCCTGCGTGGCAGAGTCAACTAAGTCATCGTGGTCTGAGTTGGGGAACGCCGCCATCTCTTCCATCAACTCGTCAGCCCAGCGCGTAGCTGGTGCCCAAACCTTACCGCTGGCAAATAAATCAGATACAGAATTGATCCTGACCATCTTATCATTACCCCTTGACGGCGTAAACTCTTGAACAGGTATCCCCATCGCCCTGAGTTCATAGATCAACGGGGCACCCGAAGCTTTTGCCTCAACAATAAAAGCATCTGGTTCCCACTCTTTGTAGTGATTAAAAGCTTTTTCTTTTAACTCTGGGAACTCCATCCGCCTCTTAAACGCATCTAACAAGATTACATTTGCGTCATTTTGGTTCTCGTTGAGATAGAACACACCCCAAGTCGTACACGCCGAATAGTCAGACCGTTCGTTCTTTGTAAACGCCGTATCCCAAGACTGGATCACAAACTCACACTTAGGTGGGTCTTCGTGTGTCCACTCCTTCCACCACTCCCTCTTAACAATCGCGCCTTGCTCTGACGTAGGACTCTGTTGGTACTGGGCGTTCCACTTAGATGCAGGCAGTTCAGACTGTAGAGCGTGGAGCTCTTCTAAGCTCCAGAACTCTGGCCATAGGGGATTACCCGAAGGCAGGATCGCAGGGAAGTCAATTACCTCCCAATCATCGTTACCGTCTTTGTCTATCGCAGACTGGAGGATCCGGCCAGTTAAGTCCCTCTTAGCCCAGCGCGTCATCACGACAACAATGGCACCACCCGGCTGCAGTCGTTGGCGGGGACCAGAGGTGTACCACTCGTAAACTTTATCAAAGACTGTGGGATCTCCTGCAGCCAAGGCGGCTTCTTGCTCGGAGTGGGGATCATCAATGATTAAAAGATCCGCACCTTTACCCGTTACTGTACCGCCCACACCGATAGCAAAGTACTCTCCGTTTTTATTGGTAGACCAGCGTCCAGCGGCTTTACTGTCAGACCTCAAATTAACATTGGGGAATATTTTAGAGAACGGCTCACTGGCTACTAAGTTACGAACCTTACGGCCAAAGCCTACCGCCAGCTCTGCTGTGTTCGAGCACTGGATGATCTTCTTACTAGGATCCCGTCCCAGAAACCAAGCCGGCAGCATATAAGAGGCAAACTCAGACTTTGTATGCCGAGGGGGCATATTGATGATCAGTCTCTTTATCTTCCCAGTCGCGATCTCTTCGAACTTCTTGGCCATGACTTTATGGTGGCGGCCATCAATAAACCCCGGCCACATCGCATGGGCAAACTTGTTAAAGTCATCAAAGGCTTCCTCCCTCTCTTGGCTTGCCTCTAGGGCATCAAGGTCATCAAGGTAAGCGGCTTGCTCATTGGAGGGTAGGGTAAAGAACTTCTTGGCAGCGGCCTCCGCCTCTAACACTGTTATAGACAAAGCGTGAGTGATCCTCCTGACAAACAGGTCGTGCTCCTCTTGCATCTCCATCTGTTGTTTTTTATTTACCACAAGGACCCAACGCTGCTAAATACACTTCGTCACTCGGCAATTGCTTCTCAAGAGTCCAGTCGCCAATTCTCTCTAACAGCTCCTTGACCTCCTCGGGCTCCAACATCTCGGCAATAACTTCAAACCTGTTTTCGCACACAGTGATTTTCATGGCAAATTCCTCAAACTAATATACGAAGGCCTAACACTGCGAGCCGAGTTCTTCGCCCGCTTACAAATCTTCAGGTCGCACAGCTTCTTCACCACACGATGAACATTCCCGCGCCCCTTGTCTCCAGTATGAAACATGATATCATCTATAGAAGGACCATAACCAAAGTTCCTCCAATACTCATCTATCACAAGGAACACAGTCCTTTGCTTCTCAGTCATACACGCCCCTACACTCTCTTGTAATGTTTTCATACTCTAACACTGGTAGAGTACCCCACCCCATTTTTGTATACAAAACACATAGGGGGGGTCATTCCTGATCAAAGTCCAAGACGGCGTCAGGATTTTTTGATACCCCCACCCCCTCGTTTTTATTTGGTGATTGGATGTCAGGAACAGTATGTGGGGTGCATACGGGGGCATGCACGGCCTCTAGGGCGGGTACGGGTGCGGTGGGTGCGCGCGCAGGCACATCCGAAACCCCATCACCCCTGATTTCCTCCATAAATGTTAGACCATCGTCTACTCTAACAGTGTTAGTGTTGAGTCTCTCGAGCAGTCGTGTACGTATGTCTGTGCTCTTACGTATTGTCGTGACCTCTTTACGTTCAAGGAATGCTCCGACCTCGAATAGATTACCAATCATCTGCAAAGCTTTCATTCTCTGTGCAGGTGGGAAATCCTCATCGAGTGAGTGCTGGACAAGTTGTTGTACGAGCAGTGCCTTCAATTGAATAGGGTTTCTGTGTTTCTCTGCCTCTAATGCCAGTTGGTAGGCCTCGACCTCCCTCTGTATTCTCTCGTCCTTCATTAGCTCATACGGCTTACATGCCAGTGTTCTCTTGGTGGCGTTAGGTTTATATGCCTGTCTGTAAGCCTGTGCCTTTGTCTCCCCTAGTGCAACGGCATGAGCGAATGCCTTCTGCTTCCCTGTAAGTTTAGGCCTCTTGCCTTGTCCGCTACTCAATAGAGTCTCTACTGGGATCTGATTAAGCCCTTCTTTGATTTGCGCGCGTGTTAGTTTCTGAACCATAGTGTTTTCATGGGTATGAAATAAGAATGTCCCGAACATACCAGACCAAACTATTTAATGCAAACGCCCTGACCTTTTTCGATTGTGTCCGTCTATATCTATGTAACAACCAAACAATCCTATGAACTACCTCTATTCCGTCCTCGGTGCCTTCCTGTTCTTTACTCTGATCTGCCTACTGGCTGAGTATCGCGACCATAAGCAACGCGCCCGAAAACGCGCTGAATACCTCAAGCGTACCTCTGTCCCCTCCCCTCAACGCAAGACAAATTGTGGCCTGATCTATCCGCCCTTCCGCTGATCTGTCCCCTAAAAATCCTGGTGAAGCGCTGCCTGTTTTCAGGTCAAAGCGCTGCTTGTTTTGTCATTACAACACCCCAAAAATATTTTCAAATAAAACATGAAAAGTATTGCAATGGAGTCAACACATGATATAGTGCAGGCGTTATTCATGTGTTAGTCCCTGTAACCCACTAAGGAGAGTCCCAATGAAAATTGTCTATAACAAATTGCTAAACGGATGGTACATCGTCCGTGGAGCACATCACACGCCCATCAGTGGCCGATTCGAAACCAAGGCACAAGCCTTGGCACACCTCAACAAGCGCAACAGTTAAGGATCATCATGTCTAAACTAATCCTCAAGAAAAACGGCTACGAGATTTGGGCAAAGTTTGACGAGTCTGCACAAGTTTATGAACTGTTCTTTGAACAAGAGTGCGAGTCCTACACTGGATGGGCAGTTGACTCCCTCGCGGACGCTGAGTCGGCCTCGCGCTACATCCTCGAAGAACAAATGGCTGAACAAGCTGATTGGGATCAACGCAGACAAAACCTGCTTGACGATGCCTGAGTAATGCTTGAAGCCTCGCGAGTCGGGGCTTTGAGGATTACCCACCAACCCAAAGGAGAACTATGCAAATCACGATTGAACTCAAATGGCAATACGGCAATTGTGCCTTCTATCCCCTGTGCGAAACCAGTAAAAGATTCGCGCAAATTGCAGGCACAAAGACCCTGACCCAAGACGCCCTCCGCATCATCAAGTCAATGGGCTACACGATTAACCAAACCACTAAGGAGATTGCACTATGAAGTACTACCGACACATATCCACCATGCGCGAAGAATTCTTGGCACAACGCAGGCGTGACCGCATACAAGCAGGCTATGACTTTGTTGTCATTGTGCTTGTCCCTGTCATGATCTTTTTAATCACTGTGTTCCTGTTTGCACTATGACTGAGTCCCAACTCATCACCCTCGGGTACAGATACGAACGAGCAAATGGTGCTAGGGCGCAAGCCCTGCGCCAGTGTTTTAACACCGCGCTGAAACAGACCGAAACACCAAGCGAACGCGAGCTCTACATCTACTCATTCAACCAAGGCCGACACGAAGCTCGCATGCAAGTTGGACGCCAAGAAATAAGGGGATACAAATGAAAACCGAAATCATCTCTTACACCCTCGGCACTCAGTTTGCCACTTATGTTGCCAATGGCGACTTTGACCACCTCACTGATAAAGAGAAAAGGCAGTTTGATGACCTCGAACAATTCTCGCGCCTCGATGCACCAAACGGCTACTACTTTGCTCATTGGGGTATCGACATTGACAACCGCGATGAATTCGCACGATGTGAAGCCACTGGCCTGATGGGTGACTGTTGCCAGTTTGATGCAGTCTATTTTGAGCAGGCGACCGCATGAACCACGCGCAGATTAAAGAATGCGCGAAGGAGCTTGGCTATGACTTTGATGACGAGTCTTGCCAGCTCCTTTTAGCCGAAAGCCCTATCGGTGAGACAGTCTGGCATGGAGTGACCGACTATCTCAACGCTTACGAATCCTGCAAGGATTTTGATCAACCCAAGTACAGAAGAACCCGCAACAAATGGAGCAAAGCAAAATGACCACCAAACAAGAAATCACATCCTTTAAATTGTCCGTAACATGGAGCGATGGCAAGATCGAAGGCTTGGCAAGCCATCTGCCTGAATACTTGTATGACGAGTTGCAGGCTTACTTTCGGGAGTTGGAAGACCTGCGAGAAGAGCACGACAACGACCTGCGTGATGAAGAGTATTCATTTGGTGAAGATGAATCAAAAGCAGTCACAGGAGACAAGCCATGAGCGACCAGACCACGCGCGAACAGATCGTCTATCTCAGGACGGCCTTAAAAAACCTTGCCGAATCTGCTGACCGTTACATCGAAGACGGATCATGGATTGAGCATTTATCACTGGACATTGAATTTGCAAAAGGCGTTCTCAAAGCCACCAAACCAAAGAAGGAAACCACACAATGAAAACCTCAGAACATTTTGCCCTTGACGAGTGGCTGACTGACTATCCCGACAACCTCACCTATGACGAAATCATCGCTATTTTGAATAACCCCGAGAACACTTGGTGCGCTGACGACATCACTGTTTGGGAAGTGGTTGAGGATTGCACTTGCGACCAAGTGGCGGGATTTATTGAAAGCACAAAGGAACATTTTGAAAGGGTTACAGAATGAACTACATCATTCGCATGCGCGATGACTTGGCAGAACAAGGCCTGTCTGTTCCTGCTTCGCGGACATTCGAAAGCTACGACACCATGATCGATGTGACATACATCACGGCAGAGGAGCTGGCGGGCGCGACACAAGGCGATGACCCTGCCGAGCCCGATGACCACGCATTTTGGTACATCAAGCTGAAGGACGGAAGGTCTTTTTATTTCCTGAGTGTTGACCTCGACTTTGATGACGCAGACGCACCACCACCGCCAAACAAAGAGTATGTCGTTTACTGGAAGCGCGAAGTTATTTACAAAACGACAGTTGTTGCATATGACCCAGATGACGCAGTAGACCGCGTTTGCAATGGATTCTCTACCAACTCAAGCTACGAAGAAGACATTGACGACTATGGCGATATGTTTTTTATCTCAACCGATTTAATCGAAAAGGAAACCAAATGAAAGTATCAGAACTAATTGCAGAACTACAGTGCTTTGACGAGGACGCTGAAGTACACATGGCCTATGGAGCAGGAGACTACTGGAAGTCAACGCTCGCGCCAAAGGTCAGGACAGTGTTCAACGGCACAGTCCAGTATGCGACCTACCACCAATCCGACAAGCTTGTTGATTCAGACGACATAGAAGAATCGGAAGATGGCGAAGAAGAAGAATTCCCTGTACGTAAAGTTGTAATCATTGAATAAGGAGCAATCATGAACCGCGAACCACATAGCAAATACGAACACGGCATCAAAAAGTTTGAAGTCCGCATCTACTGGGATGACCAGACCGAAGTACTTAGAAAGACTTTGCCCGATTCAATCCTGAGAGAACTCGAGCAGTATGTTATTGACCTCGAAGACCTCCGCGCACAAGACCCCGACAATTATTTTGGGGAGGCAGCCGAATACGCACAACTGCAAATGTTGGCAGACGATCTTATTGCCAAATACAAGCATGAGATCGTAAAAGATCGTGATTGGTGGCATGGCACGGACGAGTACTCATTCAATATCCACTCGATGGAAGATGATAATGAGAATTGCGATTGGTACAACGTCAACGTGTACAAAGTTGACCCAGTTACAGGCATGGACAACTACGAATGGATGATTGATTTACCCCGCGTTTTTATCAAAGGAGAGCAAGCATGAAGCATTTAATTGGCCTCTCATGGCCTTCAATCTATATCGTGACCAATCACAACGGCACAGAACTAGGCACATTCGACACACTCGAAGAAGCCAACGCTGAAGCCAAGCTTTACAAACAACAAACAGGAAACCCTGCTTTTGTTGATGAAGACCTCAAACCACCAAGCTTTCAGGAGATCACAAAATGACTGCAATGACTAAAACACAGATGGTGAACGCCTGTGCTGACTACGAAACGGATTGGTTCTTTAACCAGACGCTTGACGAACAGAAGACAGTGTACCGACACCTTCAACTGCATGGGTTTGAAGGGTTCAAGAATGTACCTGACGACAACTTGTTTGAATCATGCGTTCACAACGGCACATTTTTAATGGAGGAATGAAATGAAATACACAGTAACCGCATCATACATAACTAACTGCGTTGCAGAAGTTACCGCCAATAACCCTGATGAAGCTTATCAAATCGCCAAGGACATGGACGGAGGCGAATTCAGCCAGACCAAACAAGACGATTGGAAAATCCAAGACGTTAAATTGTCTGATTCCAACTTTACAGATGAACAACTCGCATTCATGGAAGCATACCAACGCAGTGTTGCAGACGCACCACGCGATGTTGTTAAACAATATATGTTATTTGAGGAAGATGACAAATTTTATAAAGAGTGGGGAAGCGAATACTACACGGGACTTGCTGACGCCCGAGGCGTATGGGAATTTGCCAAGAAATTTTACACAAAGGAGAAATCAGAATGAACTGCCAACACACACGCGAAGATTCTTGGTGGGAACACGATGGACAGGGCATTCCACTTGCCCGAGTCTGCTACAAATGCGTTGAATACGTATTGTCTAAGTATGACCCAAAGGTACTAGGCCACTACACCCAAGCTGATATTGATGAACCCATTAACGAGGAATGAAATGATTGTTTTAGATAACCCAACCCAGATCGAAGTTGCACGGATGTTAACTCTACGCAAAGGCCTACAACTCGAGATCAAGGGAATGCGACATTCGGGACGCAGTTGCTACCAAATTATCAAAAGAGACTTCGGCCTGACAGGTACACGCGCCAGAGTCCTCGAGCAATTTGAACAACTGATCCCAAATTTCGCTGAAATAACCAGACGCGACTAAATGAACCCACGCAGGGATTCGGCAACCTTCACAGTGCCGAGTCTCTGCTCACTGTCGTTGAAGTCCTCGTTAGCCTCCCCTACCCAGTAGCGTGAGGCTATTTTTTTGGCAGTAGCCACGCCCATAGCATCGTTGTCGGCAATCACCAGTGGGTCACGCACAGTCTTTGCAATCTCAAGCATATTCCCCGCAGAAAAGCATACATGGATTGTGTACCTCTCCCTGAGATGCTTCATCGCTCTGCGAACCGACATCCCAGTTGCAAACCCCTCACACAAGATATTGCGACCTTTTGCGTCAATGACGAGGCTCGCGCCCTTCGTTACTTGGCCTGACAGGAAGCGTTTTGTGCCGTCTTCTTGGATGATTTGGCAACCCACAAGATGATCCCCGACTCGCATTGGTAAGATCAGGAGGCCATTCCACACCAATCCCTTGTCTACGAACCCCTTGCGAATCAAGTAGGGATGTTGCTCTTTAACACTGTTATTGAGGATGAACGTAGCTTTGCCAGCCGCTTTTTTCTGGCGTAACTCGCGCTCTTTCTCAGCAGCCAACCTCTTTGCTTGGGCATTTGGGTCTGGGATGAACGGCTCTTCTGACTTGTAGCGTATATGCCTATCATGAACCGCAAAGTTAATGATTGCACCTTCACGACCATCAAAGATATACGCGCCGTTCTGCTTTCGGGGATGGTCTTCTGTGCCAACTCTGACCCACCTGTCCAAGACTAATTCCTTGATCAGGAGGCCATGATCTCTTGCAAACTCTTCGAACCTCATTTGTTAGCCCTTGATTTAGCCCACGCGATGTTTTTGGATTGTATCCAGCCACTTGTTTTAATCGTTGTCGGCTCTGGGTTTGTGTGTAGACCTCGGGGGAAAGCACCATACTTCTCTTTGTATTTGTGTGCAGCCCAACCCTCTTTGTATCCACGCAGGCGGGCAAAATAGATCAACTCAGAATAGAACTTCTGATTCTCTTTTAGAACCTCCCGCTTGGTTGTCTCTAATTCTGTCAACTCGCCCGGCACGTTTACGATCTGTTTGACTGGCTTTTCATACCCACACTCACCGCACTCACGATCAGCCCAGATCCACAAACTGCCCCAAGCAGGACACTTGGACTCCTTCTTCTCTACCTCATCAGGCTCTTTCTTCGCAGTTTCGGTGCCGTTGTGTAACTCCGTTACGCCCTCCTCGAACAAAGTGTCCCACTCCTTGCGGAATCTCAGGTAATTACCTGAATGGTCAAGCCAAAGGCCATATTCTTTGCCATCGTAAGGACGCATGATCCGCCCCATCTGTTGAACATGACTGCTAAACGACTTGGAAAACGGTCTTGCACTCACTCCAATCATCACATCAGGGACGTCAAAACCTCTGGTCAGTATGTCTGTGGCCACCAGACCATTGATTAACGTATCTGGACGCGAGAAATCCTCGATTGTTTGAGCTTTGAACTCGTCATCTTCCAAATAACTGATAGAAACAAAGTTATAGCCTGCCTCGTTGAACTGCCTAACCAAGTCCCTGCCGTGCTCTACGCCCGAGCAGAACACGACTGTCTTCCTCGGCTTACCAAACACCTGCATGGTCTTGGTGATCCACTCTTGGACAATGTCGCCAGTGATCTGCATACCGCGCTTGGTAGTCTCATCTTGCGACCACTCACCAGCCACCTTCTTCGCGCCACTCATGTCGATCTCTTTGGCGATATAGATCTTCAAAGGCGTCAGCCACTTGTTCTCAATCAACTCACCAGTAGGTTTAGCCCCGACCACGTTGGTATAGGTATCCCCCAGTCCATTGGTAAAAGGTGTGGCGGTCAGGCCAATCACCTTCATGTCTGGTCTGTCTTTGATGAACTGGATAATTTGCCTGCGTTGCACATGGCACTCGTCAATGATCAGCATAGAGACTTCGGGAAAGTTATCCCGACTCTCCAAGGTCTGTGCGCTGCAGACCTGAATCTTTTCATAAGGCCGATAACGCCAATGGTCAGCCTGCATAACTCCATGGTTAATACCGTAATTGCCAAGGCGCGTACTGGTCTGGTTAACCAACACGATCCTGTCTAACACCATGGCAACATTCTTAAGTTGCTTGGCCTCCTCAAGCATGACGGCCATTGCAACCTCCGTCTTACCGAACCCCGTAGGGGCGTAGAGTAGCTGGCTTCTGTGGCCATCTTTAAACCCTTGGGCAAGCTTCTCCACGACTTCCGCTTGATGCGGTCTTAATTTGAGCATGTGATTCTCCTGCTGGGATACGCCCAGCTTCGGGTTTATTTGGTTTTCTCTGCCTTTTCAGCGCGCTTCTTCCAGTAGGCCATCTGCTTTATCATCTCAGCATTCTTGCTCTGGAACTCATTGCGTGACTGGGTCATTGTCCTAAGTTGGAGCTCAAGATCTTTGACCTCTGCGCGAAGTGTCTCGATGGTTTCCTCGATCTCTTTCTTCGCTGTTTGTGATACAGGCAACGACTTAATCGCTAACTGGTCTTTGAGCTTTGCGTTCTCTTCAGCAATGATGGTGTGCTCTTTGGCCATCTCTTGCATCTTGTCAGCCTCTGTGTACTCAGGAGCAGCAGGCCAGAATGGCACTTCTTTTTTCTTTGTACCAATCTTGGTAACGTCTACCTTCTGGCCTTTCTTGTTAACTCGAACCGCCTTCTCAAGACCCAGCGCCTTTCGCACACGGCCAACTGTCATTGCAGACGTATCGCAATACACCGCAATCTCAGCGTCAGACTTCTCGCCCAACTCCCAATCCTCAAGCGCCATGCGAACACTGTAGCGAGTCTCTTCGGGTGTGCGTTGCTTACCATGCTTACTGTTTGCAGGAAGACACGCAATGAAAGCTTCGCGCTTTGTGCCTGTTTTGACGATGGCTTCAATGTCTTTGTAGCCTGCGCGTTTGTGTGCGTGATAGCGGTGAAAGCCATCACTAGGCCAGTAAAACTTGCCGTCAAACCACAAATCAATCGGGGTGAAAACCTTGCCGTCAAGCAGTTTTTCTGTGTAGCTTTGGACCAATTGTTCATCGATCTCTTGGCGAGGTTGTGTATTGCCATCGAGGCGGATCTTTTCTAGCTTAATTCTTTCAGTCAGTGTTTTACCTTTGTTGATCTTCTTGATGCACGACCTGCCCAGCAGGAGGCGCAGTGCCATTTGGCGTGGTTAAGTTGGATGCCACCCTCTGGTGGTTTCATTTCATTGCAGTTATTGCACTCCTTATGTTGATGTACCGGCTGCTTACTTCCGATTGATAGCTGTTGTTTTGCGAACCCATTCACCTCATACCTCCTTCACTAAATCCCTTTAACTCTGGAAATGCCGCATCTACAATCTCGCGGATTCTTTTATTTATCTTTGACGCCATCTCAGCTTTGATTCTGAATGGTGTGACGTACCAGTGGTATTGATTGTTATGCGCCAGCTTGGCCAGCACACGCTTGCGGTTAGTCCTCATTTTCAAAGTTCTTCTCCTTTAGTTTGGCCTCAACCTCTTCAACAATTGCTATTGGATTTTTTAACTTAGTGCAATGCTTAAATTCTTCGTCAGTTAGACCTTCCCACTCGCGGTCATTGAGCTGCTCCACCATGTCACACAGGCCGGCAAAGCAGGTAGGACAGAAGGCCACTGGCAGAATGCCAAGGTATCCCTGCACTCCGCCTTCGTCATCTGTGAAGTCACACTGGCAGAAATTGCACACATGGTCAGTCCCAACGTGGTCAAAGCCTTCGATCATGTGTTCTTCTCCTTAAGCTTGGCTTCAATGGCTCGGTAAAAACTACCCCAACCATCCATCGACTCAATCCATTGCCTCCACAATTGATGTTGCTCCTCATCCGTCAGACCTACCCACTCATGCTTGTAGTACATCGGTGTCCAAGCAGGCTCTTTCTCAGCGTAAGCTTTGTCTGTTGTGCATTGGTCTGGCTTGCCGTCTGGGTAGTGCCATGCTACTGGTTCGTTAGCCATAATTTTTCTCCTTTAGCTTGGTTTCAATAGCTTTGGCATACACTTTGAATGTCGGAGGCATCTCATATTGGCTCATTAACAAATTGACCGCAGTGGCAACATCAACGGCCTTCAAACATTCCAGCATCTCACTTTCTGTCAGACCCTTCCAAGGGCGCACGTATTCTTGGATGTCATCGTCATCAGTCATGCCTCCCTCGCTTCCATCATGGCGTCTGCAATCCTGTAGCAACGTTTTGCCTCGCTCTTCAATTGCAACTCATTGAGCTCCACTTCGGCGTAGAAATACCATTCCATTGTTTGCATGACTTGAGCAGCAAAGTAATCTCTGAGCTCCATACCGCCTTCACCGCCTATGGCAGTGACTCTGGCTTCATCACTAACACTGATAGAGTGGGTGGGAAATGCTTTCATGATTTGCTCCAAAATAAAATGATTCCGGCTACGATCACAATGAAGAAGATCGCATACGTTGGCCAGACTGGCTCTTTACCATACGGCCCACTGATGGGCTCACTCTCGCAGTTAAACGCTTCGTGCATAGTGCGTGGGAAGCGCTTTGTTGTATCATTTTCCATATTACCTCCTGTATTAAGAATATAACTCATGAATTGCTCATGTGTCAACTGTTATGTTACAAACGAAAAGCCCTCTTACCCGTTGACCCTCCCTCCCCCCAGACAGGCGGACAGAAGGACCAACGACTCATTATCAAGGAGCTTTGCCCAGTTGTTAAGTGAGCTACCGGCCAGCCAAGCCGCCCTCCCCTGAGATCCCGATAAGGTCAGTTTGCACCATCCTTAACGATCAAATCCCAGCGTACTAGGGTATGTGTCTTTCGACTTCCTTGTTTATTCCGTTCGATTGCTCTACTTGGAGGTGCGGGTCACACCGAGGTTCTGTGTTTCTTGAGTTCAGCCCATACAGGCCATTAGCTAACGCGCTCTGACGGCTGCGTAGGAGGTGAGACTGAGACTGCGCACATGTAGCAGTGTTTTCAAAACATTTACCGTCCAGTGGCGCTAACCCACTGACAGTCTCAGTCTCAAAAACAAAAAGGCCGCTTACAACTGCGTCCGGTCGGAGCTTTGCCTAATATCTCTCGCCACGAAAGCATTAGGTAAAGCGGAACGCATGTGTAAACGGCCTCAAAGTCATTGCCTCCGACAGCAACAACCCGTTTATATCAGATTATTTCAACTGATGTCAACAAGTTTCAAAATAAAGTTGGTGGGCACATAAAGCAGTGTTTGTGTAAAAACCAAACCAAGAAAACCACAAGCGGCGCTAACCCGCTTGCCACCAACACGACTGAGGACTGAAGCCAGCGGCATCTGGAGATTGCATAGGCTGAAACTCTGCAACCTTTATTCGACAATCCTCATGCGTGTTAGCTCTACCACTGTTAGAGATGAAAAAACTCCCGAGTGATTAGCCCGGGAGTAAAGGACAACCCAACAAAGGAGAGTGGCAAATGCTTGCCGGAATTTATTCTACATCAATCTCCGTAAAGTGCAATGAACGCCGCATCTGCATACGCTTGACCCACGCCTTTTTTATCTAGCTCACGCCAGTAAGGCCACATCTGTATGGCCAACGTCCTTGATGCGTCTTTGTCTTTACCCACTAACCCCGCGCGCTTCTTCCATGATTGGGGCGTAACCATCACTACAGAAATCTCAAACGCACCCAGTACACCTTGGATCACACCAGCAGAATGGCCAAACGAGAACATCGAGGCCACGCCTTGGCCGGGCATACTACCCACCAGCTCGACATACGCCCTGATGTCATCATCACCATACATGCGCGCTTTAATAATTCTTGCAAGCGCTGCCGCATTAACTCTGTTAGACGCGCCAATCTTCATTGTCGGCATCTTGTGCCACTCGACAGGAGACTCATCACGCGCAAAAACTATGGCGCCAGATAGTCCCGGGTCTATTCCAATTTTGAGCATACGAACTTTCTTTAAAATAAATCTTGCAAGACATGAAATACTATGGGTATAATGTGTTGCCGATTATACAGGAGCAAATTGTGATCATCACAAACAAATACAACTTACCACAGACCTTCGTGAACATCATGAAGCGCCCTACCTACTCAAAGGGTAAGGCAAACATCTCTGCCACAGAGCTGATTAACTCACCACGCATCGTACAGTTACGCAAACTGCATGAGGACAAAATCGAGACAGACGTTACCGAAATGGTCTGGTCTATCTTTGGTACAGCCATCCACGGCGTACTCGAGCATGGGAAAGACGAGAACCACCTGATCGAAGAACGCCTCCACGCAAAGATTGATGGATGGTCTATCTCTGGTGCGATTGACCTGCAGATCATCAACGCAGACGGCACAGTCACAATCAACGACTACAAAACCACAGGCGCTTGGTCTGTTATGAATGAAAAGGTTGACTGGGAGTACCAGCTTAACATCTACGCATGGTTGGTTGAGTACGTCAAGAAGGTTGAGGTTTCTAAGCTTGAGATCGTAGCCATCATTCGCGATTGGTCACGCAGAGATGCAGCCCTCAAGCCCGGCTACCCAGAAGCCCCCATCAAAGTGATCTCAGTGCCGTTATGGTCAATGGAACGGCGCGAAGCCTTCATTCTGGGAAAGATTAAAGAACACTCCAACGCATTGTTTGACTTGGAGACAGGAGATGAACTGCCATTTTGTACGCCCGACCAGATGTGGGAGAAGCCTACAACATACGCAGTGAAAAAGATTGGTAATGTCAAAGCACGTAATGTTTGCAATACCGATGAGGAAGCTCAAGCCAAGGTGGCTGAGTATGGGAAAGAGTACGAGATAGAGGTTCGTCAGGGTGAAAGGACGCGATGCGCGAACTTCTGCTCTGTCAGTGGCTTCTGTAACCAGTACAAAGACTATTTATCAACAAAGGAGTAAGTCATGTTTATATCAACCGAAGAAAAATTGAAGATTGCCAGCGAACTAAGCCTCGCTACAAGCCAAATCACAGCACTGATCACTGTTGTTGCAACGCTAGAGAAAAAGGTTGCACAGCTTGAAGCTTTGCGAGTCAAGGTTAAGAAGACCAAGAAGGTTTTGACGCCCGAGCAGAAAACCAGACAGCGCGAGTACCAGAGAATGTACAAAGCGCGCAAGAAGGAAGAAGAGAAAGCTTGGGCATTGGCGCAACAATTAGCAATAGAAGGAACACCTAATGTCAGTGCATAAGAAACTCATGGCCGCCCGAGTCATGCTTCAGTCTGTAGAGATGAAGAAGTCAGGCAAGAATGCCTACCAAGGTTATTCTTACTTTGAGTTGGGGGACTTCATCCCCCACATTCAGACCATCTTTCATGAGGTTGGTTTGTGTGGGGTAGTCTCCTTTAACACTGAGTATGCCCAGCTCTGCATCACCGATGTAGATGACGGCACAGTCATTGTGATCAGTAGCCCAATGGCCGAGGCATCTCTTAAAGGTGCCCAGCCTATCCAGCTCATGGGTAGCATACAGACTTATCAACGCCGTTACCTCTGGATGGCAGCCATGGAGCTCACGGAGCATGATTCCATTGATTCTGCACCACCCGTAGAGGCCGTTAAGGAAGCGCCAAAGCCCACGCCGAAGCCAAGCCCTGTCCCAGAGCTGAAAGCGCCTACAAAGCCCGTTAAAGGCAAAGTAGACCCCATTCCACCACAGTATGTTGAGACAAAGCCTGAGTGGACCATGATCATTGATGCGCCCGATGATGAGGCATGGGTTGACATGATGGTTGAAGTGAACAATCTAAAGATCAGCATGGCCACCGATGCCGATCAGCTTAAACAGATGTTCCAAGTGAACAAGCCTTTGTACGACAAGCTCAAAGCCTTGAACCCATCTGTCTATGCTGACGTCATTGACAACTTTACAAAAGCAAAACGATCATTTTTTTAAGGAGTAATGATGGACTATCCAAATCGCGGTACTTTGTGGAGCAACAAGTACAAAAAGAAAGACATGCAGCCGGACATGGTTGGTGACATCAAGATTGAGTTGGCCTTGATGAAGGAGCTCATGGCCAGTGCAGAGTCAGATCACGTTGTGATCAAGCTTGACGCATGGCTTTCCAAGGACAAAGACGGCAATCGTAAGGTTGGCTTGAAGGTTAACACTTACAAGAAGCCAGAAGAGTCTGCACCCGGAAAGGATCCATGGGATGACTAAGCCTAAAACAATTAAGCAGTGGGAGAAAGTCTGCAATGTTCTTGATGATGCCTTGCAGGCGTCAATTAAAGACGAAGCCAAGCTTGAGGCAAAGATTGACAATCTTGAAGAACAGATCGGCAAGCTTGAAGAACAGTTGACCATGTCTGTTGGCGTGATCAAGTACTTGGAGTTAAAAATTGGCCGATCCAATTCAATTTGAAGCAATCAAGACAGGCCTAAAGCAATCCAAGGACGGCTACATGCTGTCTTTGGCTGTTCACCCTGACGAACTTCACAACGACCTTATGCGCGACTTTGTAGGCTCGCGCTACGTTGTTGTCATGGTGCGTCTGGGTGATGACGAACAACCGATGAACCGAGAGAACGAATTCCCGGGCGATCATGCGGTGAAGCTGGCCGGCATTATGTGCCGTGACCCAGAGTTTTGGGAGTGGCTGCACCAGAAAGAGTGGCTAATGGAAAAGAATGAGAAGGCTTGTGCCCAGTGGATTTCATCCTACTTGGACATAGAGTCTCGCAAAGAGCTTAAGACCAACGAAGAAGCCCGCCATTTATTCAATCAATTGCGAACCAGCTTCGAAGCTTGGAGGAAAGCATGAAGAAACTAATCCCTTACAGCGTCTACTTACCAGTGGAGTATCACGACAAGATCAAAGAGCTTGCCAAACAACGTAAAGCATCTAGCATGGTGCGGGACGCCATTTGCATGATCGTTGATGGTGACGATACCTTCAAGTCTGGGTATAACAAGGCGCTCAAAGACTGTATCAAAGAGATAGATGCCTGCAAAGAGATCGAGCACATTGCCGTTCGCGGTAAGTACTTGGCCGATGTGTTGGCTGATCAAATCAAAGAACTGGAGATGTGATGGACACTAACGATGACGAAATCAAATACACCAGCAAGTTGGCCGATGACATCCTTGCTGTTGTTATGAACGCTGAAAACGTTCCGCCAGAAGCCGCTATCTCAGCTTTATCCCATGTGGCAAGCTTGATCGCCCTTGAACTAAAGATGCCAGAGCAAGTGTTTGCATACTGCATGACGCATTCTTTTCGCGCCGTCTTAGAAGCGGAACAAGATAAAGAGGTTCACTGATGGAGCATGACACCAATCTGCGTGATCTGGCGTCTATGTTTGCTTTGGCTGGGCTCATCCTCCGTAACAGGGAGGGTGAGAACCTAGCCGAAGCAGCTCATGACATAGCCGATCAATGGATGAAAGCGCGCGATAAAGAACCCGAAGAAGGACTGGCTGCAATCAAAAAGGAAAAGCGCAATGTCAGAAAACATGAGGATATACGGTAAGCGATACTGCGCTACGTGTGAGCACCTTAAATCATTAGACAACGGCAAAGTTGTAGACCGCAACAGTAATCGCTGGGTCTGCTTTGATTGCAAACCAGAGAAGAAAAATGTATCGCAACGAAAAAATGCTAAAAGCCGCGAGGCTCCTACCGTGCCAACACTGCGGAGTGAGTGATGGAACAGTGGTAGCTGCCCACAGTAATCAACTGCGGGACGGCAAAGGCCGTGGGCTCAAAGCTCACGACTACCGTATAGCGTCATTATGTTTTAGGTGCCACAGCGACTTAGACCAAGGCTCTAAGATGGATAAAGCCCAGAGGATTGAGATGTGGGAGGAAGCACATCGCAAAACTCTGGGTTTATTCTTTGAGCAAGGGATTATTGGACCTTACTAACTTGTTTGTTAAACGCATCCATCTTCTCTTTGATGGCTTCATCTTTGCGTTTAATCTGGGCCTCGGGGGCATCGCGCTCCTTCAAGGCCTTTTTCTCTTTCTTGAGGCGAGCAATCTCATTCTCAACGTAGTTAGCGCGCCGCCACAGTCTGGCTTCAGGTGACTCTTTGTAGTAAGCCTCTACGCCCTTACCCTTCATGTCTTTAATGATCCGTTCGTGGTTGGACATTACCTTGATGTTCTCGTAGAACACGCCTGCGATAGCTGCCGGCGTTTTGATGTCGCCATAGAGCTTGCCTGCTACTGGTATTTGGTAAGTCTCTACCTTTTCACCAGTGAATTGACTCTTAACGAACTCGCCTGTCTGAATGACAAGCTTACCCACACCACCAGCATACTGGCCAGCCACATAACTGATCTGATCTGCCGTAGGACTAACCAAACCTATGCCCTTGTCGCCACCACCAGTGATGAAGTTCAGCGCGTAAGCCAAGCCTTGGGACACAAAGTTTGCAGTCTCACGGCTACGCTCATATCCGGGCGAAGGAGCAAGAGCTTTGTCTTCTCTTGAGATAGGACGTCCGAAGGCATCCCTGTTCTCAGCAATCGCAACGAATGGGTCAACAATGGTTGGTGCCAGTGTCTGAGCAAACGTGCTAGTTCCCAGCGGGTTAACAGAACCAAGTATTGCATTAAAGATGTTTGTGATGGTTGTCTGAAGGTCGCGTCTACCATTCATTGCGCCAGCTTGAACCATCATGTACTCGGCGATCAGTCTACCAACGTTAGGGAAGACGTTAAATCCAAGCGGCATTGGGATGGTCAAGTACTTACCATCGCCTACTGGGATGATCAAGTTCTTGGACTTCACCCACTCAGGAGGCTCATCTGCACCGAGGCCAGCCATCGCCAAAATAGCGGTCTGCATGACGCCAAGGAACATACCGCCGGCAATGATCTTCTTACCGAGGGAGCTTAACTTGATCTTGCCAGTCTTGTCCTTTGTGAACAGTGTTTCAACCAAACGCTTTGTACCTTGAATAGCGGCGTTAAAGAACGCATACAAGGCGGCAATCGTCTGAGTGCTTGCACCCTTACGGTTAAAGTTAACAGTGATGTTCTTAGCTAAACTTGCTGCCTGATCCTCAGACATCTCTTTGTCCAACGCAGCTTTGAACGAAGCCAAACGGACAGCATTCTCTAGTGCATCGTTATAGTCAGACAGCCAATCAAAGACAGCATAGGCGGCTTGTTTAACGTTGCTACGGCTCAGACGTCCCAGCTCACGGGCAACAATCGTATCTTTACCCTGACCACGGCTAAACTGCTCGCGGAATCCAGTCTGGCCACCAGCTTTTTGGAACCTCTCAAACAGATCCATCCACTTCTGCATCTCTGGATTTGTGGCTGGCTTACCGCGCAGGACGCGATAGATAGCTCTAACAGCAGTCATAGAGTCAGCAATGACCTGACCCTTTTTATCTGCAAGAGGCGTACTAGAAAGGTTGATGGCCGCACCCTGTAAGTCGCGTGTAAAGTTCCACGCACCAAACACAGGGTTGTACTGGGTATTCACAGCCGCCATAAAGCGGGTGATCTCAGCAACGCTACCAAGTACTTCGTCTAGGTCATTGATGCCAATGTTCTTTAAGGTTTCCACCATGCGCTTGGCGCTTGGGTTGCCCGGGTTAAAGAACACATAGCGGTCTTCACCATTAATACGCAACGCCAATACGTTAGGCGAGTTACGCATGTTTGGATTGATTTCGTACTTGACAAGCCCAGTCTTCTTATCAATCGCACCGGTCTTTGGCTCTTGGAAGATGTTGTTTGCGTCATTGGGGTTCATTCCCAAGGCAACAATCTCATCAATCAACTTGGCCTTGTTCTTAATGGCGTCAGGGTTGATTGGCTTCCAGAAGTTTGGATTAGGATTCTGAATGGCCAGTGCATACAGCGCCCGTCCAACGCGCACCTTTTCTGCACGGACGATGGCACGTTCGCGCGCAAGTGCCAAGCTTCCGATGATGTCGCTGACACTCTTGAGCGAACCTACTGCGGCTTTAGTAAATGAACCCTTTACAGCAAAGCCTTGACCCATGCCACTGCTTGCATTGATAAAATCAAGCTCGTCAGGCTCACGGTTTAAAGGCACATAGAACGGAAGGCTCTCGCGCCAAGTATCAATCGTGCTTTGCTTTTCCAAGCCGGAGGACACTAACAGCTCTTGAGTGCCAGTAACGATCTCATCAATCTTCTTAGCAAGCTGTTCGTAACTCTTCTTCAGCTCTGGAGTTTTGTCCAAAGCATCCATGTAGGCATCTACTTCGTCATCAAACAATCCAGAACCTGCAGGATTGGTTGGGTCACGTTTAAGAATAAATGCGTTACGGGCTTTTGCATGTCTAGCGTGAAGGTACTTGTTGAACTCCTCAAGCGTTACCCCGCGCTTATCCATGTCCTGAAGCAAAGGACGCAAGTCATTCTTCAGAAAGTCTGTAGTCTGCTTGGCCGTTCTGCCATGGAATAACTCTTCTTTCAGGTAGGGATTCCAATTATCCTCAATACGGCCAGACTCATTATTGATGGCTTCAATCACACGTTTGGTGTCGATGTGCTTATCAATGAACTTGTAAACAAGTGTGTCTGTTAACTTTAGATCGTCAGCAGCTTCCCACGTAGACAATGCACCGGGCCCACCTTTGAAGTTTCTGGAGTACAAAGCTTCGCTTGTGGCGTCTGCCATCTCACCAGAGAACGTTTCAGCATTTTGGAGTAACGCCAAGATGTCGTTGTCAGAGAACTGCAGAGTAAATCCAGAGCTTCTTAACCAACCGCGCACGGCTTTGATGACGCGCTGGATGATGCTGTTTTGCATTCCGCGCTCTGCCATCATGGCCACGATTTCTTTAGCACGGCGCTCGGGTGATAGACCGGGTTGTGTGCGGTCTACTTGTGCGGCAATCCCTTGAACAACCTTAGAGGTTTTCTCCAGCTCCTGAACATTCTGGACCATGACCTTCATCAAGTCTTTGCCAAGCATGCCTTCTAATGCAGCGTGACCAATGGCCTCATGCGCCAGCACTTCTTGAACACGCTGGGCGTTTGGCAGGTTATCAGCCACCAAGTAAACAGTGTTACCAGAGAACCAAGCACCTTCCACATCAGCGGGAGCAGCTGCATCAGGCAAGTTGTCAGCAGACTGAACCACTTTAACATTGATACCCTTGATTGCTTTGATCTGAGCTTCTACATCCTCAACGCTCTGACCGCCCTCGGGTATAGCGCGAGAGAACATGCCTTTCTTAGACTCAGAGTCATCAAACTCAACCTTCATTACCTCACGGGCAAGTTGACCAGCGTCAGCTTCCACTGTGGCAGGGTAATGCTTGTGCAAGTTTTTAATTAGGGCAATGAGGTTTACTGGGTCTGCAATAACATCCCGTGGGGACATCTCATAAGGGCCACCCTTTTTCTTGGCCAATGAAACGCCTTTGATAGACGTTACAAACTTCTTAGGCGCATCACCAGAGATAGACAACCTAAAGCCGGTTGGCCTGTAGCTGTCTAGCGTCAATGTCCAAATGTTATTGGCACCACGAACAACTTTGGTTGTGTAAGAGTTCTTTGAGTTTTCTGCATACGGCACAAAGCTTGGCAAGTTTGGCAGCAGGTACTGTCCCAAACTATCTGCTATGTCTTTGTAATCTTCCATCTGAGTGGAGTCATACTTTTTCCGTAGAATTTCATTCCAAGCAGCTAACGTATATTGCACTGCAGCATTAGCGTTACGCATACGCACAGGCTGATCACTGATGGCAACAGGCTGGTACTTCACAGGCATGATCACGCCAGAGACTTCCTCTGTTTGATTCTGCAAGGTGAACTTAGCGATCTCGCCACCATCTTTGTCAAACAACTGAGCTGCTCTCAGGATATTGCCAAGTGCAATGTAACGAGTAGTGCGACCACCCGTCACTGACTTCAGAGCAAAAAATTCGTCCAGCGGAGGTCTACGCATTGGCTGGCTTCGTTCAATGCTTGGTCCCTCAAGGGCAGCCAGCGTAGGAGCAACGCGCCCCTCTGGGATATTGCGCTTAAGGATGATCTGAAAGTTGGATGGCGAGTATGGGTTGCCAGTTTTTGACTTACCAATCCTTGACTTGTCTACCTTAACGCCGATCACAACAGCAGCTGCTGGCACGTTGTTAATCATGAATGAATCAAAGCCAGTACCGATGGCAAACTGATTCCTCAAGGCGCTTAAAGTCTTTTCTCTGCGCTCACCAAGAGTAGCAAACTGTACGTCCAGAGCCTCTTTTTGCTTCGTTAACTCTGCAATATCTTTTTCAGTAGCTCCGGGTGCGGCAATGGCGGCACTCAAAGCTTGCTGTTTTAAAATGATTTGGTTACGCACTTCAACAAAAACTGTGTTGAGATCGGTATCAATCTCTTCTACAACTTGTTGGGCAGTGCGACCATTCAAGGCTTGGGCAATATCATCTTCAATGTTTTTCTGGGTTGGGATTGAGCCAATCACATCCACGTTGAACTGAGCCATCACCACATCAGACAAGAACGGATTGGTGCTATCTAAGCCTTCCTCGATCAGGTTCTCTTTGATCATTTCAGCGTTAAGCGGCAGAACACGGCGCTCAAGGGCGTTTGTTCCTGTCGCATTACGCAGCTCAATCTCGGCCAAGTAACTAGCTTCGATAGAGTCAAAGAACTCCTGTTGGTCTGAGGAGGACAGAAGGCCAGCTGTACCAGAGGCTTTGTGTGCCAAGTCAGAGCCAGCGGCTTCTGCGGGATCTGCAAATGACTGCTGGGCTAAGAATGCACGGATGTCAGCATGTTCGTTCAGGTACTCGGCAGTAGCAACGTCACCATACCTATTGATAAAGTCAACGCCGTTCACCTTGGTACTGCTAGAGCCACCCGATGTATTGGACTTCAAGCTTGACAACTTCTTACGAAGCATGGCCAAGATACGGCGCTCGGCTGGAATGCCGGTAGCCAACATGGTGAATGAAGGCCATTCAACCTGACCAGTGCGGTGGATACGACCCAGCAACTGGATGAATACGCTGATGTCTCCATGAGGCTGGAGCACCACCATGTGGCGTGGGCGCTGATCAAACGCTTCTGTAGATGCGTGTAACGAGATACCAGTTGCACCAGCTGAGTTAATGATCAATACATCAATCGGTCCGTTCTCTGACTCTTCACCGTTCTGGAATGAAGAGATCATCTCGGTGCGCTCTGGATTGCTCAGAGCCATGTACTTGGGCTTATCGCCACTGTAATCTACCGCTGTGTTACGGCCAGTAATCTCTTTGACCACCAGACGTCTGGCTTTAACTCCGGGCGGTGGTGCGTCACCAACGTTAGTCTTGCCGTCAGCTGTCCACACGTACTTGCCTTCAAGCTGTGTACGCATGTAGTCAATAGGAGCCACAGGCAAATCAGACTGGAAGTCTTTGACCATGTCTGCCAGATTGTCGTAGCCTGCCCTAATTGACGGGGGCATCAAAGAGTATGGGATCTCAACCTTGACGTTGTCTTTTGGATTCCCAGTAGCAGACTTCAGCGTGATCTTTCTAGTCGAATCAATCGCTCGCTGAAGCAAAGTCTGCCAACCAAAGTTAGGGATCTCATCGCCTATCTTAATGCCGTTCTTTGCAACAAAGTCATCTAGCGCACTACCATTGGTATTCTGCAGACCAACAACAACCTTCTCGCCGTTGTTCATCTTGTCGATCACCATGTCTACGGCAGTCTGAGTCTTAGCAGACAGCAGTAGCGTACCAATGTAGTTGTGGACCACAGAGGTGAATGGATTACCTTTGGCTTCAGCAAAGGCAGTCGGGCCTTCTTTGCCCAGCATGGAGCCGGGTGGGCCAAGCGTGTTAATGATCAAAGCTTGATTAGAAGGATCCTTTGACCACTCTTTAAGTGCACGGTCAGCGTTAACTAACGCTCTAAGAATGGTTGTAACTTTGTCAACTTCACGGATGTCGCGTGGTGCGTTTGCATCGTCTGTAACAAAGTCCATCTTGACGCCTTCATACGATCTCTCGCGGCGTAACATGGAGCCAGACTCTACCAACATCTCAGAGGAAACCTGTTGCAGGACGTCAGTCTTAACGCCTTTACCAAACAAGTTGGTCAACTCTTCAGGCGTATTGGCCGCATACCGCAAGTTGGTATGGATGTACAGAGGCATGTTGTCTGGGCGTTTTGCAAACGTGGCAGACAAATAAACTGCTGGTGGTGGCACCCAATCTTCTGGAGTCTCAACGTCTTTGCCAAGCAAATCTATGCCCGTCAGCAATGACATAAAGAATGCGTTCTGACCCCTAGAGTCTGAATCAGAAGGGATACCAGCTGCGTTATGGGCTTCGTCCATAATCAAAACAGCTTTGCCTTGGGCGACCAAAGATGCAATAGCGTCTTGACGTTGAGGTGAGCCAGCACCACCGTTCAGTTGAGAGTAGGCTGTGAACAAAACGTCCATGCCTTTTGGCAATTCACCGTTCTTTTTGATGTAAGCCATCAAATCAGGACCGGCCTTACCTTTGTTCTCGAACACAGTCTTAATCTTGCCACCACCCATATTGCGCTGAATGATGGCATTGTTATTGGTCATGCCAATCTTGAACTCTTCGTGTCCAATGTTAATCAAATCTTCGTACATAGATGTGTACATTGAATCGTTAACAGTTACAAAGATTGGGATCTTCCCGTTCTTCTTAGCCCAGACAATCATGGCAGCAGCTGCACGGCCTTTACCTACGCCAGTGTCATCACCAATGATGAAGCCTTTACCAAGCTTGTTAGCCTGAATAGCCAGAGCCAAGCCATCAATCTGATAGCCCGCCAATCCCTTGGCCATCTTCTCTACCGATGGGTAGCCCAGCTCACTAGCAACAAACTCATCAATGTTGCCAACTTGTGCTTCTAGGTTCTCAAGTGCAGAGTAAGCATGCTGAGACTGCGCGCGTGGTAAGTAAATGCCATCGCTGGCAAAGCGTGACTTACCAAGGTAGACAACCCGTGACTCTGTATCAATAGGTTCAGACTGAACAGGGGTTTGGTTCTTGGGGCGTTTTTGTACAACAGTGCGTAGGCTTCCAATAAATGTTTGGATGTGGGCTACGATTGCTTTTCCTAGCTGGGGAACCAACACATTAACAATGTGTTTAACTCGCGCACTAAAATCACTTATTGTTTCTCCAGCTAAGTTCCATACCTTTTGAATGATTGGCTGTACGTTAGCGTACTCTTGATCACCCTT